CTTCGATAAACCCTTAAAGCTTCCTCTAAGGGTTATCTCAGCGCAAAAGTCTTCATGTCCCCTCAGCGAGAGGTCAATCCGACTTCCGTCTGGGTGTGGTCGTGTGTGCTCTTTGCAGCCTCATGTAGTCCTACGACGGCGAGTGATCACTCAATGTAAACCGAAGGGTTTGATATTGAGTGACCTCGCCCGGCTCCAAGGTGTCTGGGATGGCTATATGGTCTTGATCAGCGCGATTCACCCTTGGTCTATCGAGACCAAGGTGACCGAGAGGTCCTCTAGATTATACCAGAGGATCTCCCGGATCTGGTGTTGGATGTTCAGGTTATACCTGGCCCACGGAATCGAAGAGGTGATCTCTTGTGTGAAATCACTCTGCGATTACGTGGCCTGGGTTGCCGTCGAGTCTGTACTCGACGAGCCTGGACTCGCGCCATCTCTGATCGGGAAGAGGAGACCCGTTGCGTTTTGGTTCCTCATAAATGGGGAACCCGCAAAGGAGCACCTCTTCCTGATCCGGAGTTGGAAAAGATCATTGCCAAAGCCATCTAAAGACAAGGTAGATAGAACCCTCCAAAAGTTCTCCGACCTCGTGTCGGTAGAGGTTGATTGTCCTCTACTGGATCACGCGGATAGGTTTATGGACTCTTGGTACAATAGGTTCTTGCCTCGAAGAGTGATGTCTCCTGAAATCACGTTGACTCCCGCCGCCTCGTTTGAGTGTACACTCAAAGAAGGAGGTAAGTCGGTGTGGTTCTCGAGACTCTTCGAGGAGTTTCTAGATCTACCGCCTGTACGCGATTCTCGACTGGGTTCGGGTGGTGTGAGGAAGACCCCAAGACCTGGTGGGGCCCCGGGGATGTTCTTTTCAGGGAACGTCGCGGGGACCGACTATAAATCTTGGGGTCTACCTTGCCTGTTCCGGCAGTTGCGCCTCGAAGGTTATTTACCGGGAGATCCCGACGATTTCTTATGGGTTGATGATGATCCCCATGAGAGGTTGTCGTCGATTCTTGATCTCCAGGAACCTCCGAGTGCTGAGCAACCGCTGTACCCGTCGAAGGTAGTTCCCATCCTTGAGAGAGGAGATAAATGTCGAGTGGTAACCACGGCGCCTGCCGTGGTAACCACCGCTCTCCAACTCTTAAGGTCGGTGATCTACCAATTCCTTGCAGAGGATCATTATTGTTTGATCCTCTATAAGGGTTATCGCTACAAATCGCTTGGAGCGTGGAAAGATTCACACCCTAAGTGGTGGGAGAGGATCTCTACGGATCCTCGTGGGATTAGGTTCCTTTCTACGGACCTCACATCGGCAACTGATACCTTTGCGAGGTCCTTAGTGGAAACCCTCACGAGGAGGTTCTTCGGGAATTTTCTTAAGGAATACCCGAAGTACCGATACCTCGAACACCTCATAGGGTTTGTTTTCTGTCCACAGGACTACGTCCTACCTGATAAGACTAGGATACTCGGACTCCGTGGGACCCCCATGGGGAACCCTGCAAATTGGGCGTTTCTTGAGATTATCAACGAGTTTGCACTCGCTGTAGCTGAAGAGGCGTACTATTCTGCAGGGTCCCTTATGGGTGGGGATCCTACCGCGGACATGATTGGGAAGTTGACTATCCCCGCAGTTTTCTGTGGGGACGACAACCTCACCATGTTCCACGATCCGAAGTTGTTCCGTCTCTACGAGAGATACATGTCTCTCTGTGGTGGAATGATCTCGGCGGGCTCTCATTTTGAGTCCTCTAAGATCGCATTCTTCACAGAGATTCCGTACACATCCTCACTTGAGTACATTGAAGTCCCCAAGTTGAGGATGCTCATAGAGCATGAGAACAATCTTCCGGATGGAAAGTTCGAGAATCCGACCTTCTACCGTGGAGAGAC